CACGAAACGTTCCCTCCGCGAGCTTTCGCTTTCTGGTGGCGACGTGTCGGTGGTGACGTACCCGGCTAACCCGAATGCGGGCATTGCGTTGCGGATGCGGACGCTGGTCGATGAGGACCCGGTGAAGGTGCGGAAGGTTTGGAACTCGCTGCGGAATGGTTCTGCGGATGTGTCGCCGGAGCAGGCTGCGCGGATGGCTGCGTGGCTTGAGGCGATCATGGTCCCGGATCAGGGTGATGTGTCTCTGATTGATGTGTCGGACCTGTTCGGTGCGGCTGAGGCTCGCGAGGCTGTGGTACCGGATGTGGTACCAGTCGAAGCGGTTGCGCCCGTGCCGGCTGGTATGGATGCCCGTGATCTGCGGCGCCTGCTTGATATGGCTCGTCGCGCGTAATCCCCTATAGATGTCCCGCCCTGTGTGGCGGGCAGTAGTTAGTTCGGCTCGGACTCAGACGCACCACCGACATACCCGGCCAGGTTTGTCGCTCGGACGCAGAAGCACCACTCGAACAGTCAACCAATCAAACGACTGTTTATTTAAGGAGTGGTGTCTCATGGCATCTCTATTGAAGACGATCGAGGCTCGAAAGGTCGAGATCGACAAGGAGCTTGACGGTCTTGTGAAGACCGCCGAGAAGGAAAAGCGGACCATCTCCGATGAGGAGAAGACCCGCTTTGATGCTCTGCTTGAGGAGCGCAAGTCTGTTGTGAAGCAGGCGAAGACTGCGGCGAAGGTTGCGGCGGTTCGTGAGTCTAGTGCTGTTGAGCTGGTGGGTATTTCGGACACCGCCACGTTCAAGACTGAAGAGCGCGCGGAGCCGTACCGTCAGGGTGGGAAGGATTCGTTCTTCCGCGACCTTGCCGCAGCGTCGAAGGGTGACTCGAACGCGAGTGACCGTCTGGTTCGTAACACGAAGTATGTTGCGGACCAGCTTGAGCAGCGTGGTGAAACGACTGTTGCTGGTGCTGGTGGAGAGTTCGATCCGCCCCTGTGGGCGATCAACCAGTGGATCAAGCTGATGCGTCCCGCACGGACCACTGCTGACCTTGTGAACAAGCAGGTGCTTCCTCCGGGCCTGTCGTCGATCAACATTCCGAAGGTTCTGACCGGTACTCTTACGGCCCAGCAGACGACCCAGAACACCGGTGTCAGCGTTCAGGACATCACCACCATGTCGGTGTCCGCTCCGGTCCTGACCGTTGCTGGCGGCGCTGTTTACTCGCTGCAGTTCCTTCAGCAGTCGCCCATTCCAGTGGATCAGGTCATCATCGATGACCTGACACGCGACTTGGCGAACAAGATCGACAACGCGGTGATTGCAGCGGTTGCGGCAACCGCTGGTCTGAACTCGGTCACGTACACGAGCGCGTCGCCAACTTCGGTGATCGTTGGTACATACGTGCAGCAGGCCATCGACCAGGTGCTTCAGGGTAACTACACCAACCCGAACGCGATCATCATGCGTCCGGACCGTTGGGGTCACCTCCTGGCCGCGGGTGACAGCGCGGGTCGACCGTTCATCCTGCCGAACACCGCGTTGGGTAACTTCAACACACTCGGTCAGGCGAATGGTCAGAACGTTCAGGGTCTTGCGGGTTCGTACCGTGGCGTGAACGTGTACCTGGATCCGCTGATTCCGATCAACCTCGGTGCTGGTGTCAACCAGGACGAGATTTTCGTCCTCGACACCACGCAGGTCAGCCTGTACGAGTCGACCCCCTATGTGTCGACGTTTGAACAGACCTATGCGAACCAGCTGTCTATGTTCATCCGTCTCCACGAGTACTACGCAGTGCTGCCGAACCGGCTTCCGAAGGCGATCAGCCTCATCACCGGTACCGGCATGATCCAGCCCGCCTACGGCGTGTAAGTAGCACCGCAGGGCGCGTGGTCTCAGTATCGCGCGCCCTGCGGCCGTCTTCCGTCACCACAGGGGTGACGGCCAGAAAGGAAAAACACTGTGTCCGAAATCATCAACTTTGGTCCCCAGACCCGCACGTACATTACGGGCCTCAAGGCCGAGCTTGCCAGCCTTGACAAGAAGGCCGACGACTTTGACGAGCGCACCAAGCTCATCAACTCGGAGATCGATGCCGCTACCAAGAACCTGGTCCTCGAGGCTCGCGCCGCCGAGGCCGCTGCAGCTGCGGCGGAAAACTCATGACCGACACCACTGGCGTCCCCGCGGCTGCACCCTTCCCGGTGCCGCCCTTCTCTGTGCCCCCCGTGGCGGAAGCACCTCGTGGCGTTTTCTCAATTCCCGAGGGCACAGACGCACCGGTCGCACCCACTGTCGAGGTTGCGGAGTTCGAGCGTGACGGTCAAATCTCCCAGGACGACTACGTTGCCGGCCTGAAGGCAGAGTTTGCTATGGCACGCCCGGAGAACCGGGCTGCGATCAAGGCCGAGCTCGATCGTGTTGCGGGCCTCCGTGTTGGTCTTGAGACGGCGATCGCACCCGTGGCGGGGGAGACCGCCTAACCATGTCGGTCGTTCAGGGTGCGGTGTATACGGCGACTTATAACGCTGCGTCAGCTTTGGCGGGCAGCACTCCGGTGCTGACTGTCACCGCACCCGATCAGGTCACGATCACAACACCAGCGGTGACGGTTTCGGGGTCGACTGCGACCGCGACCGTACCGGGCGTGCAGGTTGGTCAGTACTTGTGTGTGTGGACGGTGACGGGTTCGATCGTTGACGCGATCGTTGACCAGTTCTCGGTCATTGCTGCCGGGTTGCAGTTGGTTTCCCTGTCGGATGTGAAACAGGATCTTCGCCTCGCCCCCACGGATACCACCTACGATTCGCAACTGCGTCGGTGGATTGCTGCAGCTAATGGTGTTGTGACACGCATTTGTGGTCCGGTGACACCGTTGACGGAAACGTATTACATCGATGGTGGCGGGAAGACATTGGTCCTCCCGCGCCGGTGGGTTATCTCGATCACATCGCTGATTGAGACGATCGCGGTCGTCAACTACACGTTGACGGAGCAACCACTTGGTTCGTCGGTGAATAACTACGGGTATACGTGGGAGCGCTCGTCTAACGTCATCGTCCGGCGTGGTGGTGCCGGATATGCGATCCCGTTCGCTGCGGGGATGCGCAGCGTGCAGTGCATCTATGTGGCGGGGATGGCGACGATCCCCGAGGACATCCAGATGGGCGCCCTCGCCTTGGTGAGGCACTTCTACAAGAAGGGCAACGTTCCGAAGGGAAGCCCGCTGCAGGCCACGGACCCCGCCGCCCAGTTGCTCATCGGAAACTACTACGTCCCCAACGAGGTCCTTGAGCTCCTGTCCCCGTACCAGCTGACACCCGGCATCTACTAGTGGGCACCGCATACGGGCAGGTAACCGACTACCTGTTCACGGGCACCATCGTGACCGCCGGGCCGCTGACCGGGCAGGCGTTGAAGACGCAGCTTGCCCTCGTGGACGCGAACGTCTCCTTGACGGACAACTACTACACCCCGGGCGAGTTGATCGGCGGCGACTCGTTCGTTGCGATTGGCCGCAACTCGGTCGACGCGGCTTCGTCGTCGAGCTCGAGGGTTTATCTGGCGTTGGGTGCTTTGAAGATCGAGGAACAGTTCGATGTTCCCGTGCTGATCCTGACCCGCGGCATGGGTCCGGCGCAGAAGCCGATCCGCGACAAGGCGCTCGGGTTGCTTGATGCTTTCGTCCACTTTGTTCAGCAAGACCTGACGCTCGGCGGGGTGCTGCTGAACGGTCGGACGGCTTCGATTTCGGGTTACCAAATCACGCAGACGGAGACCGCGAACGACGGGGCCGGCGGGGCGATGCAGACCGTTGAGATTGCCATCACTTTGCAGTGCAAGAACTTCTATCAGCCCTAGTCAAGGAGCCCCCGCATGTCTGTTTTTACGAATGTTTCTGGTGAGGACCGCGACCTGTATGTCGACGGTCATCCTTACCCGGTTGTTGGGGGCGGCACCGTGACCGTTCCGGATGAGTTCGATTATCAGCTCGCCGACCAGCCCGCGTGGGAGCTGGTTTCGGCGGTCCAGAAGTCCGCACCTGTGGCGGCGTTCACCCCGGAGCCGGTTTTGGCTCCCACCCCCGAGCCGGTTCCGGCGTCTGAAGGAGATAACTGATGGCTATCGGATCTGGCCTTTCCGCAACACTTGGCTTCGCTCAGGAGACCACACCTGGTGTCCCTGTGGTGGTGACCCGGTTTGTTGAGTTCGATAGCGAGTCGCTGAATGTGAAGAAGCGCACCGTTCAGGGTGTTGGTCTTCG